GGAATCTTTTATAACTCAAATAGAAGATATAAAGAAACGTAGACCTGAAAAGTTTAAACATCAAATCGAAGGTGGATGGTTACAGAAAGCAGAAGGAGTTATCTTTAATAATTGGAGTATCGGAAAGTACGAACACGTAGGTAAAACTGTCTGGGGACAAGATTTCGGATTTTCATCAGATCCATCAACTTTGGTGGAATGTAATATAGACGTTTCTAACAAACGAATTTATATTAATGAATGCTTTTACTTACCTAACCTAACAACATCGCAGATATTCAATTTAAATAAGCAATATGTTAACGATGGACTTATAATAGCAGATAGTGCCGAGCCAAGATTAATAACTGAGTTAGCTCAATCAGGTTTAAACATTACACCTGCAATTAAAGGACCAGGATCTGTTACTTACGGAATAAGCTTACTACAAGATTATGATTTAATAATAACACCTGAATCAGTTAACTTAATTAAAGAGTTAAATAACTATGTTTGGTTAGAAAAGAAATCTAATACTCCTATAGATAATCACAATCACTTACTAGATGCTTTAAGATACGCTGTAAGTTATCAGTTAGAGAATAAGCACAAAGGTAACTATTACGTTTACTAGTATGACTTACGGCGAAATAATAGCAGTAATACAATGCTACATACACCACAGTACAGGACAGCAAGTAAACATTAACTTACCTAGAACTGTAGGAGAGATTAAGAAGATGAAAGCTATGTATCAAGTGGCTATCCAAATGTTAAAGTTTAGTTAAAGAAATGTTAAAGTTTTTGGTGGTTTAAAATATATTTGTAGTTTTACACCATAATTAAAAACACAAAATATGAAAACATTTATTAAATTTTTTTTACAGAACAAAAGACCACAGTTAACATTTGCTTATTTAGTTTTAATCTATGTAATAACTCAAATAGCTAGAATATGATTTTATTTTATAAAGATCCTACAGAAGAACACGAAGAGTTTTACGATCCAAGTAATGAAGATAGATTTTGGGATAACCAAGATTATGAAAGTGAAGCAGCTAAGTTATATGTTAAAGAACTAGAAGCTAAAATATCTAGCACTAGAAAAGAATTAACTAAACTTAGAGATTATTTTAAAACAACTGATAAAATACTTTTAACAAATGAGCTTGAAGCAATACTTAAAAGATTACGATAAAACAATGGAGGCTTTTAGATGGTGCGTTAATAATGGAATAACAATATACCCTGTTTGCTTACAAGAGTTTTATATGGATGGTAAAAGAAAGATTAACAAAGTAAGATTAGAAGTAAACATAAACGGAAGTAAGATACAGGGCAAAAAAATATATAAACAAGATCAGGAATTAAACGATAAAATAAGTGAACTATATTTACACTATAGAGAAAGAGCTTCATAATTAGTTAGGTTAAATTTGGTTTGAAAGGGTAGTCAGAAATGGCTACCTTTTTTGCTTTATACAATTAGCTTAAATAATTATTTTTAAAATAAAATATGCAACTACAAATAACTGTACCTACTTCTTTAAATGAAATTACATTAGAGCAATATCAAAGATTTGTTTCTATTATGGAGAATAACCCTGAAAGTGATTTTGTACAGCAAAAGATGATAGAGATATTTTGTAATGTACCTTTAAAATTAGTACCTACAATTCCTTTAAAAGAAGTTAACGAAATTATAGCTTTACTTAATGAAATGTTTAATGCTGAATATAAGCTTAAACCTATTTTTAAACTTGGTAATACTAACTTTGGTTTTATTCCTAACCTAGATGAAATTAGCTTAGGTGAGTTTAGCGACTTAGATAATTACTTTGGCAAGTGGGATAAAATGCACAATGCAATGGCTGTACTATATAGACCAGTAGTAGAAAAGTATAAAGACAAATACAATATAGAAGATTATAACGGAAGCGTTACTTATTGTGATGTAATGAAGCATATGCCAATGGATGTAGTAATGGGTGCTATGGTTTTTTTTTACAGTTTAAGCAGCGAGTTAATGATCAGTTCCCTGAATTATTTGGAGAAGAATCCACAGGTGCAAGCTATGATAGACAAGCACAATTCGGAGCAAAATGGGGATGGTATTCATCTTTCTATGCTTTATCTAAAGGAGATGTTAGAAGATTTGATGAAGTTTCCAAATTACGCTTATACGCTGCCCTTACATTCCTAACTTTTGAAAAAGAAAAACAAGATATAGAAACACAAATGCTAAAAAGAAATGGTATATAATTTAATACAAACAATTAAGGATGCTTTACTAGCAGAGCCTTTTTGCAATACAGTTACTGAGGGTGATATATTCGAAGTTGATTTAAACAAACGAACTATATTCCCTTTAACGCATATAATGGTTAATTCTTCTACACATCAAGGTAATGTTATTTCTTTTAATGTTACTATGCTTTGTATGGATGTTATTAACCAAAAAGAAAAAGATAATAAAGTAGATATTTGGAATACACAACATTTATTAGCTACAAGAGTTTTAGATTTACTTAACAGAGGTGATTTAAGAGATGGCAATTATGAGTTATCAGGCAATCCAAGTTATGAGCCATTTACTGAAAGATTTGAAAACGATTTAGCAGGATGGGCAGTAACATTTGATATAGTAGTTAAAAACGATATGACTATATGTTAAATCAAAAAGAAACGTATAAATACTTAAATGATTTCGCTAAATATGTTATTCAGCAATCTAGAAGCAATTTAACTAGGTTAGGTAAGAATGTAGATAAAAAGCTTTATGATAGTTTAGATAAAGAAATAGAAGTAGGTGCAAATAGTTTTAGGTTAGCTTTTATAATGGAAGATTATGGAGTATTCCAAGACAAAGGAGTTAGTGGTACTAAAAAGAAATACGATACACCATTTAGTTATAAATCTAAAATGCCACCTGCAAAACCTATTACTGATTGGGTGACTAGAAAAGGTTTTCAATTTAGACAAAAGGATGGTAAGTTTATGAGTTATAAGCAAACAAGTTATTTAGTTAGAAGTGCAATTTATAAGAATGGTATTAAACCTAGTTTATTTTTTACTAAACCATTTGAAGCAGCATTTAAAAACCTACCAGATGAATTGATAGAGAAGTTTGGTTTAGATTTAGACAAATTAATTAATGATACACTAAAAGATTAATAATAATGAATATATTTAATTGCAGAAGTCCGTTTATAATTTCAGTTGATGGAGATGATGATCAAACAGCAACTAAAGTAGAATTGTATATTTGGAAAGTAGGTGAAACTGCACCTGCAACACCTACAAAAGTTTTAGAAAAAACAAAGTACAGCGATACTCAATTTATTAACTACTATAATATAAGTCCGTTTGTTTATGATGTAATTAATACAATTAGCGAAACTGATTTTGCTTATAATGTAGAAATATTAACATATTATAAAATAGATGCAGATTGGATATTAGTAGATGAAATAGAATATGTTTCAGTTAATGGGTATAATAGTTATGGAACTAGTACTACTTATAGCTATACAACTAATTGTGCTATATTAAGAGGTTCATATGCACCTGGAATTCCTAAAATAGATTATTTCTATGATACTGATACACTTGGGTCGTTTAACCCTACAATAGATTTAATATTTGATTTTTCAACTACTTCAAGTGATTTTTTAATACAATATTATACAACTTCTTTTGATGTAGACCATTACGAAGTTCAAAACGATTATATAAATTATACTAATGATGGTTTAATTGATAAACATAGAGTATCTATGATAGTTGCTCCTACAGTAGGTGATATAGTTAGTACTGAATTTAAAATATTTGAAGATGATGGAGAAAGGGTTATTTTATTATTTGAAGCGTTATTAACTCCAATTTGTGAACCAAAATATAAACCATTAATTTTAAAATATGTAAATAGTGTAGGTGGCTTACAAGAAATTACTTTATTTAAAAATAGCACTAAAACTATTGATGTAAAAGGTTCTGATTATAATACTAATACTTTTACTGCAGGTTATCCAAATTACGATACATCTTTAGGTCAAAAAAGAATATTTAATAAAAATGGTGGTACTACAATTAAATGCAATACAGGTTGGATAAGTGAAGATAAAAATTTGGATATACAAGATATAATGTTATCAGAAAATTTATTCTTAACTTCATTAGATTTTTCAATTAGTAATGCAGTTACTTTAAAAAATACTTCTCAATTAATGAAAACACATTTAAATGAAAAAGTAATTAATTATGAATTAGAGTTTGAATTTTCAAACAAATTAATAAATAATGTAGTATAATGGTATCAGTTGAAATTTATATTAAAGTAAATGATGAATATAAAAGATTAGATTTATTTAAAGATGAAAAAATAAGTTTAACTTCTTCTATTCAAAATGTAAACGATTTAAGTAAAGTATTTACTGATTACACTCAAAGTTTTACTGTACCTGCATCTAAAAATAATAATCAAATATTTAACTATTGGAATGAAAATGCTGTTAATGATGGTTTTGACCAAAGAGTTAGATATGATGCAATAATAGAATTAAACACAATACCTTTTAAAAAAGGTCAGATACAAATAGAAAAAGCAAACGAAAAAGATAATAGAGTTGAAAGCTTTTCAATTACTTTTTATGGTAAGGTAAAACAAATTAAAGATTTATTTAAAGAAGATAAATTAAATATTTTAGATTATAGTAGTTTAAATCATCCTTATACTTATGGTGAAGTATTAGGTAGAATAAATGGTAGTATAGTAGATGATGTTAGTTATCCTTTAGTAGGCAATCAAAATAAATATGAATATTTAACTGGTGGTACAAATGATATTACTGTAGGTGGTAGTTTAGCTAAATCAATAGTTTATACTGATTTATTTCCTGCAATTCCTGTAGCTAAAATATTTGATTTTATTCAAAATTATTATAGTGCTTTATATAATATTAATTTAACTTTTAATAGTACACTATTTGATACTTCTTACTGGAAAGATTTATATTTATTAGGAAAAAGCAAAGAGCAACAACAAGTATATACTGCACCTGTTAGAGTAAATATTACAACACTGGTTAGTTCAAATTTTCCTACTCAACCTTTTACGGATTTTAATTTAGCAACAGATGTACTTTTTATAAACCCAAAATCAAACAATCCTTTATTCCCTGGTAGAACACCACAATTTAATAATGTTTGGACTTCTTACTTTATATTATTTGTAAATGTTAGTAACCCTACTATTCCGTATAGATTAATTGTTAGAAAACTAGATGGAACAATATTTGCCGTATTTAATAATTTAACTGGTAATACTAACCAAACAGTATTTACAACTACTCAAACAGGACAAAGTTTTTATTTTGAAATTGAAAGCGAATCACCACTTACTTTTAATACTGCTTTATTTATAGACCAAACAGTAACAGGTGAATATATTAATGTTTTTGGAAGTATAGTATATGGCAATTATAGTATCACTCATTATTATACAGGTGGTAGTCAATCTACTACACAAACAATAAATATTGGTGATTATATACCTGATATGAAAATAGTGGATTTCTTTAATGGTATTATAAAACTATTTAATTTAACAATAACTGCAACAGGTGAAAATACTTTTAATTTAGAACCTTTAGAATTTTATTATGCTTATGGTGATTATATAGATATTAATAGCTATGTAATTAATGATAGTGTAGATTTAGAAAGAACTAAATTATTTAAGAAGTTATCTTTTAGCCACGAAAAATCAGACAATGTATTAAACAACTTTTTTAGAAATACCTTTCAAAGAAAATACGATTATGGCGATTTAATTTATGAAGATGATTTAAGTAATGAAAGTACTACTTATGAAATAAAATCACCTTTTGAGGATGTAATGTGGGAAAGAGCAACAGGTGAAAACTTTATGACTACTTCTTTAATAGATAAAGATTTAAAACCATATAAACCAAAACCTATATTAATGTATAAAAATAATATAGATGGAGCTTTTACAAGTTTATCACAACCAATAAAAATGTTTGATGGAACTAACTATAATAATTTAACAAAATATGTTAGATTTTCAAATGAATTATTTATAAATAATGATATAGCTAGTTTAAACTTTGGTGAAGAGCAGTCAAGTTGGAATTTAAGTGCTTTAGCAAGTGATAGTTTATTTGCTCTTTGGTACAGAAATTATATTAGTGGTTTATATGATATACGCTGTAGAATAGTTAAATTAAAAGCTATTATGCCTATAACTAAATTATCCAATATTAAATTAAATGATAAAATAGTTTATAAAGATAAAAAATATATTATAAATCAATTTACTGCTGATTTAACTTCAGGTGAAGTTGATTTTGAATTAATATCTGATTTTAGAGCAGTAACTAATTCTGCAAATGGCACTGATAGATTTGCTTTAAAACAAACATTCTATATAGATAATACAGCACAAGATTTAGAAGTTACTATTTTAAAACTAAATAGTGAAAAATACGATGTAGAATATTTAGGTACTTCATACGAAAGTTTAGATAATTATGCAGATGGAACTTTTATAGTACCTATTGATTCTAATACTACAGGTGATGTAGCATATAAACAAATAATAATAACCTATTACAATCCTAGAGTAATACAATATATAAATATTATACAAGATGCTTAAAAATATAATCCAATTACTGCAGCTACACGACCATTATGGAGTTAGTGAAAATATAGAAATAGCTAAAGGTAAAAATGAACTACCTAAATCATTTAAAAAAACTGTACCACAACTTAAAAGAATTATAAAATGGCAATCACAAAAACAGTAAACCTTGATGTACAAAGCAATTTAGACGAAGCTAGTAAATCAGTAGGTACTTTAAAATCACAATTAAGAGAAGCACAAGCTGAGGTTACTGCATTATCTGATAAGTTTGGTGCTACTTCTCAACAAGCTGTAGAAGCTGCAAAAAGGGCATCTGAATTAAAAGACAGAATAGGTGATGCTAAAGCTTTAACTGATGCGTTTAATCCTGATGCAAAATTTAGAGCTGTATCTGCATCTTTATCAGGTGTAGCAGGTGGTTTTTCTGCTGTTACTGGTGCAATGGGCTTACTAGGTGCAGAATCTGAAAGTGTAGAAAAGCAAATATTAAAAGTTCAATCTGCTATGGCAATAGCTTCTGGAGTACAGGAGTTAGGAGAAAGTGCCGATGCTTTTAAACAAATGAAAGCAGTTGCTATTGATGCGTTTAAAGGAATAAAATCTGCAATTGGTAGTACAGGTATAGGTTTATTTGTAGTTGCTTTAGGTACGATATATGCTTATTGGGATGATATTAAAGAAGCTGTTAGTGGTGTAAGTGAACAGCAATTAAGATTAAATGATATATCTCAAAGAAATGTAGACCAAGCAGAAGAAAAATTAAAAACTATTTCTGCACAAGATAACATTTTAAAACTACAAGGTAAATCAGAGCAAGAAATTTTAGCAATTAAAGTTAAACAAACTGATGAAGCTATTGCAGCTACTAAAATAAACATTGAAAACCAAAAAACCACAAATAAATTAGCTGAAATTGGAGCTAAAAGAAATTATGAGATGCTTAAATCTTATATTGACTTTATTTCTGCTCCTGTTAGATTTTTATATGAAACTGCTACTAGTGCAATTAATAAAATAATAAACACTATAAACAAAATACCAGGTATAGATATTAAAGCTAATATAGATGAAAAGTTTGGAGATAAAGCAGCTGAGTATATTGCTAAATTAGGTTTTGATCCTGCAAAAGTAAAATCTGATGGTGAAGCAACTGTTAAAGCTTCACAAGATACTTTAAATAAACTTTTAAATGATAGAGCAGGTTATATATTAGCTTCACAAGCTATAGATAAACAAGGCACAGATAAACCTGCAATACAAGATGATAAAACTAAAAAGAATGAAGAAGTAAAATTAGAAAGAGTAGAAGCACTTGCTAGTTTGGTTTCTCACGAAGATGAAAAATTTAAATTAATAGAAAATGGTTTAGCAAAAAAAGCTGAAGCACTAAAAAATGATCTTGCAGGTGAAAAGGAAATTAGTCAAGCTTCAATAGATTTGGCAAAAGCAGAAGCAAAAGCTAAAATGGATGCTTTAGATTCTTATGGTAGTGCTTTAGGTAGTATTGCAGGTATGTTAGGTGAATCTACCGATGCAGGAAAAGCTGCTGCTGTTGCAAGTGCCACAATATCTACTTATACATCTGCAAATAAAGCTTATGAATCACAATTAGCTATACCTACTCCTGATGCACCTGTTAGAGCTACTATTGCTGCAGGTATTGCTGTAGTTAGTGGTTTATTAAATGTTCAAAAAATACTTTCTGTAAAAACTCCAGGTGGTGGAGGTGGAGGTTCTGCTCCTGCTGCTGGCGGTGCACCTGCTGCCCCTAGTTTTAATGTTGTTGGTACTGGTGGTGCAAATCAAATAGCACAAGTTATGAACGATCAAGGAATTCCACCTGTACAAGCTTATGTAGTTGCTAGTAATGTAACATCAGCACAAAGTTTAAATAGAAACATAGTAAACAATGCTACTTTAGGCTAAATAACAATTTAATATAATATTAATTTTTAAATAAAAACTAAATGAATTTAATTGAATTAATTATAGACGATAACGAAGAATTGCAAGGTGTTGAAGCTATTAGCGTAGTAGAATCACCTGCAATAGAATCGGACTTTGTAGCTTTAAAAGCAGAAGAAGTTAAACTTGCTGAGGTAAGTAAAGAAAAGCGTATCTTAATGGGTGCTGTATTAATACCGGAAAAACCTATCTATAGAAAGAGTGGAGATACAGAGTATTACATTTACTTTTCAAAAGATACTGTAGTAAAAGCTTCACAATTATTCTTAAAAAAAGGTAACCAATCTAATAGTACTTTAGAACACCAAAAAGCTATTGAGGGTTTAACAGTTGTTGAAAGTTGGATAGTAGAAGATCTAACTAAAGACAAATCTGCTTTATATAATTTAAGTGTACCTGTAGGTACTTGGATGGCTTCTATAAAAGTTGATAATGATGAAATTTGGAATGACTTTGTAAAAACAGGTAAGGTTAAAGGGTTTAGTTTAGAAGGGTATTTTGCTGATAAATTAGAATCTAAAAAAGAGTTAAGCAAACAACTTACAGAAGAAGAAACTTTAATAGAGCAAATTAAAGAAGTATTAAGAAACAATTAAATAATAAATAAATATGAGCAAAAAAACAAAAAGTAAAACAAGCCCAGAAGGTGGAAGAAAAGGTTGTCTATGTGATGACGGAACTTATAAATCAGAATGCTGTAATGGAGATCTACAAAATCAAGGAGTAGGAACTTTAGTTAGTCAAGGTATTAGCGAAGTAACTAATACTAACCAAGCTAGAGTAATAAGTAACTCAAGAGGTTAAAAATATAACAATAAAACAATTATTAATTTTTAAAACAAAAACAATGCGTAACGAATTAAATAATGTAACTAGCAAATTGTTTAAAACTGATTTGGCACAGCATAAAGTTGATTTAGGTTTAATTGATGAAATATCAAAAGAATTAGAAACAGCTTTTTCTTCTCAAGATGTAGAAACTGAAATTAATAATGCAGTAATGAAATTACAAAAATCATTACCTTTTTATAAATCAGTAGTAACTAAATGTGACGAAGCATTACTTAAAATTAAAGATTTAGGAATAACTGGTGGTGTGGATAAAAGAGTAATTGAGCAAAAATCAGAAGCTACATCTATGATTAAATCAATAGAAAATAGAATATCAGGTTTATCTAAATTAAGAAAATAAAGTATTTAACTAAATTAAATATAAATATGTCAAATGTAATTAATCAAATCAAAACCATTTTGGGAATGGAAGTAAAACTTGCCCAAATGAAGTTAGATAACGGAACGGTTTTAGAAGCCGAAGCTTTTGAAGCTGGTATGCCTGTTTTTATCGTTAACGAAGAAGATCGTATCGCTTTACCAGTTGGTGAGTACAAACTAGAAGATGGTATGATGCTAATCGTTGTTGAAGAAGGTATTATCGCTGAAGTTAAAGAAGCAGAAATGCCTGAAGCTGAAGTTGAAGCACCTGAAGTAGAAGTAGAAGTTGAACAAGAAATGTCTGAAACTGCTACTCCTAAAAAAGTTATCGAATCTACAATTAGAGAATCACACTTTTCGAAAGAAGAAGTAGACGCTTTAAAAGCAGAAATCGAAGCTTTAAAAACTGAATTAGCATCTTTAAAAGCTGTTGAAGTAGTAGAGGAAGTAGAATTATCTGCTCAACCTTTAGTACACAACCCAGAAGCTAAATCTGAAGTTAAATTAAACTTATACTCACAATCAAGAAGTAAAACTACTTTTGATACTGTGTTAGGTAAAATTGCAAATATTAAATAATAACAAATTAAACACTAAAAAAGATGCCGACTACAACATCAATTACAACTACTTATGCTGGTGAATTTGCAGGTAAATATATTTCTGCTGCTTTATTATCAGCTGCTACTATCGAAAACGGTGGTATCGAAGTAAAACCAAACGTTAAATACAAAGAAGTTATTAAAAAAATCGCTACTGATGCAATCGTTAAAGATGCAACTTGTGATTTTACTGCTACTTCTACTGTAACTTTAACTGAGAAAATTTTACAACCTGAGGAATTCCAGGTAAATTTACAATTGTGCAAGAAGGACTTCCACTCGGATTGGGAAGCCGTTCAAATGGGTTACTCTGCTTTTGATTCTTTGCCTCCATCATTTGCTGATTTCATTTTATCTCACGTAGCTGCTAAAGTTGCTGAGAAAACAGAACAAAACATCTGGAGAGGTGTTACTGCTAATGCAGGTGAATTTAACGGAATTGCTACTTTAGTTGCTTTAGACGCTGCTTTACCAACTGCACAAGAGGTTGCTGGTACTACAGTTACTGCTGCTAACGTAGTTGCTGAGTTAGGTAAAATTATTGATGCAGTTCCTGCTTCACTTTACGGAAAAGAAGATTTATATATCTATGTATCTCAAAATATTGCTAGAGCTTATGTAAGAGCTTTAGGTGGTTTTGGTGCTTCAGGTTTAGGTGCTAATGGTACTAACAATATGGGTACTCAATGGTGGAATAACGGATCACTTTCTTTTGATGGTGTAAAAATATTTGTTGCTAATGGTTTAGCTGCTAATACTGCTATTGCTACTTTGAAAAGTAATTTATTCTTTGGAACAGGTTTATTAAACGACCTTAACCAAGTTAAATTAATTGATATGGCAGATTTAGATGGATCTGAAAATGTAAGAGTAGTTGTACGTTTCACAGCAGGTGTACAATACGGAATTGTTGAGGATATCGTAACTTACGGAATCACTAACTCTGCTAACTAATAAATTAGCAAACTAACTTAAAAGGGTGGTGGAAAAAACACCATCCTTTTTTTTTATTAATAATCTTAAAAAATAAATTATGGCTTGTGATATTTCATTAGGTAGAATCGAACCTTGTAAAGATTCAGTAGGTGGATTGAAAGCTGTTTATTTCGTAAATTATGGTGATGCTACAGGGTACACTTATGATGCTACAAATACAGATGTTATTACAGATGTAGCAGGTACACCAACAGCATACAAATACGATTTAAAAGGTGCTTCAACTTTCACGCAAAATATTAATAGTTCTAGAGAAAATGGAACTACTTTTTTTGAGCAAGTATTAGCTCTTACATTTAAAAAATTATCTATTGTAGATAACAAACAACTTAAACTTATGGCTTATGGTAGACCACAAGTAATTGTTGAAGATAACAATGGTAATTTCTTTTATTCAGGTTTAAAACACGGAATGGATGTAACTGGTGGTACTATCGTAACAGGTGGTGCTATGGGAGATTTAAGTGGATATACTTTAACTCTTACAGGTATGGAGCCAGTACCAGCTAACTTTATCGGAGATACTTTAGCAGGTGCAGGGTTTACTGTAGTTTCAGGATCTTAATATTTAACTATATTACTTTTAAAGGGTGGCTAATTGCTACCCTTTTTTAGTTATAACAAATTTGTACTTTTTTAATTTTTAAAATAAAACAATGATAATACTAAAAGAACAGGAAGGAGTACAAACATTAAAACTAGCAATTAATGGATGCAGTGCTACTTCAATAGTTTTAGTAGATGAAGAAACTAGTTTAGAAACTGAAATTAATTGTGAGTTTTATATATCTGCTTACTATATGGAAATTAATGTAGTATTAGATGTAAAAGAAAATAAATACTATACAATTAAAGTTAAAAATGATACTGAAATAGTTTATACAGGTTTAGCTTTTTGTACAAATCAGGATATTGTAGATTACACTATAAACAAAAATGTTTACACAGAACATACTACAGATAACGAATTTATAATTTATGAATAATATACACATTTTAAATTTAAGTGCTTATACTTCTCCAATAATAGAGGAAAGCAAGAATAAAGATTTTGTACAATATGGTGCAGATAATAACTATTTTCAATACTTAATTGATAGATTTCTTTACTCTAATACTAACCACGCTATTATAACTGGTGTTACTAATATGGTATATGGTAAAGGTATTGCTGCTACTGATTCTAATAGAAAGCCAGATGAATATGCTCAAATGATGTCTTTAATTAAAGGAGATTGTTTAAAAAGAGTTGCTTTAGAAAGAAAGCTTTTAGGAATGGCAGCTATGCAGGTAGTTTACTCAAAAGGTAAAGTTACTACTATAGACCACTTCCCTATGCAAACTTTAAGAGCTGAAAAATGCAACGATAAAGGAGAGATTGAAGCTTGGTACTACCACCACGATTGGAGCAAATATAGAAATGGTGATGTATTAAAGCGTATTCCTGCTTTTGGTTTTGGTAACGGAAACGAAGTAGAGCTTTATATAGTTAAACCTTATATTAGTGGATATTATTATTATACACCTATTGACTATTCAGGTGCTTTACCTTATGCTAAATTAGAAGAAGAAATTGCAGATTATTTAATTAATGATGTAATGAATGGTTTTAGCGGTACTAAGGTAATTAACTTTAATAATAATATACCACCTGAAGAAAAAAGGCAAGAAATTGCAAACGATGTTAAGCGTAAATTAACAGGTGCTAAAGGAGATAAAGTAATTGTATCATTTAATGCTTCACAAGAGAATAAAACTACTGTAGATGATATTCCTTTAAACGATGCTCCTGCTCACTATGAGTATTTATCTACTGAATGTTTTGAAAAGTTAATTGTAGGTCACAGAGTTACTTCTCCAATGCTTTTAGGAATTAGAGATACAGGTGGTGGTTTAGGTAATAACGCAGATGAAATTGAAACAGCAACTAGATTATTTGATAATATTGTTATTAGACCTTACCAAATAGAAATTATAGATGCCTTAGATGTTATTTTAGCAGTTAATGGTATTTCGTTAAACTTATATTTTAAAACAATACAGCCTTTAGATTTTATCGATGTTAATACTGCTAATGCTACTACAAATGAAGAAGAAACTGGAGTCAAAATGGCTAAAGTTTGTTGTGCAAGTGATAAAGATACTCCTTTGGATATAGCGGATTTACTTATAAGTAAAGGAGAAGATTTAGGTGAAGAATGGTTTTTAATAGATGAAACTGAAGTAGATTATGATTCAGAAGAAGAATTAGATGCTGAAATAGATTTTTTAAACCACAAAAGTAAAAAAGAAGAAAATTTACTTTCTAAAGTTTGGAATTTTGTAAGAACAGGAACTGCTAAACCATTAACCAAATCTATAGATGATCAAGTAGTTGATGGTGTTACATTTATTACTAGATATGTTTATAGTGGTAACGAAACAGGTCAAAGAGATTTTTGTAGCAAAATGTTATCTGCTAATAAAGTTTATAGAAAAGAAGATATTTTAGCTATGGAAAGAGAAGTTGTAAATGAAGGTTTTGGAAAAAATGGGTCTGATTTTTACTCAGTCTGGTTTTATAAAGGCGGGCCTCGATGCCGCCACGCTTGGTTGCGTAGAACTTATGCTAGTTTTGACACTAAAATAGATCCTACAAATCCAAATGCTAAACCATTAAGTATTGCAAAAGCTGAAAAATATGGTTATAGAATTAGAAATGATAAAAAAGTTTCTATGAAGCCAAATGATATGCCTTATAAAGGATATACAGAAGAATATTGGTATAAAAAAGGTTTTAAAAATTAAGATATGGCTTACGCACTACTAATAAGTACAGAAGATATTAAAAAGTTTACTATTCTAAATGGTAATTTAGATGTAGATGATTTTATACAATATATAAAAATAGCACAGGATGTTACTATCCAAAATTATTTAGGAACTGATTTATACAATAAATTCCAGGATCTTATAATTTCAGGTGATATTAATGAAGCAGAGTTTTTAAGCTATAAAACGCTTTTAAACACTTATATTAAACCAATGCACATACACTGGAGTATGGTATACTATTTACCATTTGCATCTTATACAATAGCTAATAAAGGAGTATTTAAACATACTTCTGAGAATGCTAATACTTTAGAGAAGTTAGAAATAGATTATTTAGTAGAAAAGGAAAGAGATATTGCAGAACATTACACTCAAAGGTTTATTGATTATATGTGTTTTCAGCAATCGGAATTCCCTGAGTATACTTCTAATTCAAATGAAGATATGAACCCTGATACAAATAATTTCTATGGAAGTTGGGTGCTTTAAAAAACAAAGAAAGAAAGTAGGTAATTATAAGCCTAAAGAACAAAACAAAGAAAAACTACAAATATTCTTAACTAAGTTAGAAAAAAATGGGACTGAATTTTCAAAATATTAAAGGTGATACATTTGAACAAGTAACCTTTGAAGTAAAAATAAACGATGTAGCTGTAAACTTAACAGGTGCAGTTATTCGTATGCAGTTGCGTAAAGAATATGGCGGGGTAGTTGCTTTATCTTTAACTTCAGTTGCTAATGCTGGAATAACTATTACAAACGCTGCTAGTGGCTTATTTAAAATTAATAAGCAAATAATAAATGTAGCACCTTATAATTATATTTACGATATTGAAATTGATTTTGATAACGGAGATATTAAAACTTGGATCAGTGGTAACTTTCTAATTTTAGCAGATGTCACAAGATAACGTAAATATAAACATACAAGAAACTAACGATATTATTAATATTGTAAGTTCGGAAACTACCGAAGTTATTGATATTAATGTAGGTGAAACTGTAGAAGAAGTTACTTTAAATATTACTGAGGAGATTATCCAAGTAAATATTAATAAAGTTACAGGTGGTGGTGGCAATCAAACTTTAGCAGAAACTTTAGCATTAGGAAATGTAACAGGTGGTGAAAATATTGTTATAAACGATGCTGATTCTATTCAATTAGAAAATTCATCAACACTAAAAAAAGGTACTTATAATTTTGGTGGTAATGGTGGTATTTCTCGCATATGCTCAAATAATTATGAGGATATGTGGCAAAATGGTTTTAGACACGTATTTGACCAAAGTGGTTTTATAAGAAATTCAACTAATTGTTTTGATGCAGTACCTGATTCGTCTTTTGATGTTACATTAAGATTTAAAATTGGCTCTATTTGGACTTTAGATAATGGAACTAATTACATTTGTACTGATGCTACTGAAGGGGCTGCAATTTGGGAACTTTATAATGTAATACCAACTAATACAAGTGATTTAACTAATGATAGTGATTTTGTATCAGATGCTAGTTATGTACATACTGATAACAATTTTACTACTGCAGAACAAACTAAATTAGCAGGTATTGAAGCAGGTGCTGAAGTTAATGTAAATGCTGATTGGAACGCTACAAGTGGTGATGCTCAAATTTTAAATAAACCTACAATACCTTCTTTAACAGGATATGTACCTTATACAGGAGCTACAACTAATGTAAATTTAGGAGAGTACGAAATAAAAGCAGGTCAAATTACATTTGATACTTCACCAACAGGAACTGCTGCAGTAGCTACTACAAGATGGAATGATACTATAGGAAGTGCAGAAACTACTTTAAAAGGTGGTAGTGTAGTATTAAAAAATGGAGTTGATTTAGTTGCAAGAGTAGTTAATAAAGTAAGTCCTAATACAACTTTAACTAAAGCAGCATATCAAGTAGTTAGAGTTACAGGGGCTCAAGGTCAAAGATTAGCAGTTGATTTAGCTCAAGCAAATAACGATAATAATTCAGCTGATACTTTAGGGGTAGTTACTGAAACTATAGCTGCTAACCAAGAAGGGTTTATTTTAACAGTAGGTCAAATTGAAAATATAAATACAACAGGAAGTTTACAGGGTGAAACTTGGGCAGATGGTGATGTACTTTATTTAAGTCCTACTACAGCAGGAAAAATGACTAATATAAAACCTACAGGTGCAACAGGTCACATAGTAATTTTAGGTTATGTAGAATATGCTCACTCAAATCACGGTAAAATCTATGTAAAGATAATGAATGGTTGGGAGTTAGATGAACTTCACAATGTATATATTTCTAGCATTGCAGATAAACAATTATTGTCTTATGATAGTGCAACATCACTTTGGAAAAATAAAAGCGTTACAACAGCTGATATTGCAGATAGCACTAATAAAAGATATGTAACTGATGCTAATTTAACTACTATAGGAAATCAATCAGGTACTAATACAGGAGATGAAACTACTGCAACAATTAAAAGTAAATTAGGTGCAGCAACTACTTCAACTGATGGTTATTTAACTTCTACAAATTGGAATACATTTAATAATAAACCTGATGAATTACAAGTAGCTTTATTAAGTCAAGTATTTTCATAAAAATAAATAAAAAATTATGCCAATAAGCAAACAATTATTAAGCGGTTCAACAGGTGGAATGCCTATTAAAGTAGTAGCAACTGCAACTACAGGAACAACAATACACGCAACAGGAACAAGTTCATCAATTATAGATGAAGTTTGGCTTTATGCCACTAATACTTCTACTTCTGCAGTAACTTTGACTATTGAATACGGAGCAACAACTGCACCTGATAATAATATAGTTTTAACTATTCCTTCAAAAAGTGGTTTATCAATTTGTGTAGCAGGTTTAGTTTTAGCAGGTACAGGAGCAGCAGCAAGAACTATTACAGCTTTTGCAAGTTCTGCTAATGTTATTAATATAATAGGTTTTGTAAATAGAATTTCATAATGAGTAGATTTGATTTTAGAATAAGAAGAGGTGAAATATTTAATATAATTCAACAAGGTTTTGATGTTGATACTATTGCTTTTATAAATAGAGTTATTGCAGCAGGTGGGAGTTTATCTGCAACAGAACAAAATGCAGTAAATCAATTAGTATTAGATTTAAAAAAATATAATCTTTGGTATTCTATGAAAGCTGTTTATCCTTTTGTTGGTGCTTCAGCAGCTGCTTGTTCTAGGAATTTAATAGCTCCTTTATCTAATGGTACTTTTACAGCAGGATGGACTTATTCTTCAAATGGAGTTAATGGTAACGGAACATCTGCTTTTTTTAATACAAATTTAAATCAATCTGCTTCTTTATCTGCTTCTAATAATCATATAAGCATTTATTCAAGGACTGATTTAAATGGTATAGGTGTTTATGTAGATTGTGGTATAACTAATAATACTTCATATTCATTTAATCAAATATCTATTAGAACATCAGGAAATTCAATTTATGAAAATGGCTCTCAAGTTATTTCATTAGCTAATGCTAATTCTTTAGGTTTATATATTGGTACTTCAACATCAACTACAAGTGCTAAATTATATAAAAATGGTTCTTCAATAGGAAGTAGTACAACTACTCAAGCAAGAACTTTATTTAATAATAATATTTATATAGGATCTACTTGTTTCTCAACCACAAATGCAGGTTTATATTTTACAACTAGGCAATATGCTTTTGCATCTATAGGTGATGGACTTAATGATGCACAAGCTTCAGATTTATATACAGCAGTACAAAATTTTCAAACATCTTTAGGTAGACAAGTATAATGGAAGGAATAATTTTAACAATAGAACAAAAAGAAAATATACAA